ATTCGCGAACCCGTCAAGACCATGCTGGAACGCGCCTACTCGGCGCTGAGTAAGCGTAACAGTGCGTGGACCAGGCGGCGTGTCCGTGCCGTCTTCAACCGAGAAGCAAACAGGATCGACTACCGCGAAATCGAAGAGATGCGCGCGGTTATCGAAGCGAGGAAACAGCATGCGGCATTCCGTGAAGAAACCGCCCGTCTTGCTCAGATGGCTGTCGTTCGAGCGCAGGCTGGAGATCGCGAAATGGCTTCGCGACAAGGCGGCTGATCTGGCGGAATGGGTCTGCCCTGAACTCTCCATAGACGAAGATTGATCCACCGCGCCGCGGCTTAGACGGCGCACCCCGATAGAGGACTGTATCCGTGACGGAAGATCAAAGAGCCCTGGCAGTTCTGTGGTTCATCGCCATTGCGGGCATTCTCATCCTTGGCGCGGCTATGTGGGGAGGGGAGTGATGAGATTGTTCGACTGGCCATTTGGCGACATCAACCCGCATTCCTTCGATCTGATTATGGCAGACCCTGCTTGGACATTCGAACTGCGTTCGGGGAAGGGCGAGGGGAAGTCGGCGCAGGCGCAATACCGCTGCCAGAGCCTTGATGAGATCAAAGCGCTGCCGGTTCTCGACTTGGCTGCACCGGACGCGCTCCTGTGGCTCTGGGCCACCAATCCAATGCTGCCGCAGGCGCTCGAAGTTCTGTCCGCTTGGGGCTTCACCTTTAAGACAGCCGGAGCATGGGGCAAGACGACGGTTAACGGCAAGCTCGCCTTCGGCACCGGCTACATCTTCCGCAGCGCACACGAACCCATCCTGATCGGAACGCGGGGTGAGCCGACGACCACGAAATCCGTCCGGTCGCTGATCATGGGGCAGGCCAGAGAGCACTCCCGCAAACCGGAAGAAGCTTACCGGGCTGCCGAGCAGTTGATGCCCCGAGCGCGCCGGATTGAGCTTTTCAGCCGCACCAACCGGCCCGGCTGGACGGTCTGGGGCGATGAGGCGGGCAAATTCGGGGAGGCAGCGTGATGAACATGAACGCGATTGCCAAGCAGAGCACCGTCCTTGACATCATCGATGAATACGACCGCAAGGCAGCCAACGTTGAAGCCGCGATCAAGGCTTATGAAGACGCCTGCACCGCTGTCGAAATGGCCGGTACGATCATGGGCACCTATGTGGGGCCGGTCTTGCGGGGGCGGGCATATGTCCATGCCAGCGATATGCTTAAGAACTTGCGCGCCTCGGGCTGGAAGGCGCTCTACAATCGCTGCCAGATCGACCGGATCGCTAGCGCCAAGGACAAGAAGCTCTTCGAACGCACTGTGGCCGACCCGCCGGAACTGACGTTTGAGAACGCCAAGGCGACGTTCGGTCCTTACTTGGAAAATCCGCGCTCGCATATCCTGCGCGGTCTGGCGGAAACGTTCGCGGATCTGGACCCAGCCTACAAATCCCACAGCAAGGTCAAGATTGGCGTCAAGGGCCTACCCAAACGAGTAATCTTGTCGAGTTGGGGAAGCTATTCCGGAACATACGGCAAAGACAAGTTCCGCGACATTGTGAATGCCCTCGCCGCATATCGAGGGCAGCCTCTCATGGAGCATGACGAATTCAACGCGCTTTCAGTGGCGCATCGTGCTGGTGAAGATGGGGTTCTTGATGGTCGGTCATACACTGAAACAGACCGTTATGGCCGGGCCTCTGAATGGTCTACAATTGATCGGGGTATGACCGTCCGAGTATTCGGAAACGGCAATGCGCATGTGTTCTTCGCGCCCGATACCCTGAAAGACATCAATCGCGCTCTTGCCGAATTCTATGGCGAGGTGCTGCCAGATGCCGAAGAAGAAGGCGCAAAGCCACGCGTTGGGACTGCCGTTTCCAAAGACCTGCAGTTCTACTGGTCGCCCCAGGAGGTGATTGATCGGGCCTTGGAGTTCGCGGGCGTCTACGATCTGCGCGAATGGCGCCACAACCCTCCTGAGCCTTCACGCATCCTTGAGCCGTCGTGTGGAGATGGGCGCATCATGGACGCAATCCGGGCGCGTGGGCACCGCGTGTTTGGCATCGAGTATCATGCGGGCCGCGCTGCCGAGGCGAGAGGCAAGGGCCACAACGTCTTGACCGCCAATTTCCTCGAATGCCCGGCAAAGCCTGAATACGACATGGTTGTGATGAACCCGCCATTCTACGGGCGTCACTATGTCAAGCACGTCCGCCATGCGCTCGAGTTCCTAAAGCCGGGTGGTCAGCTTGTCTCGATCCTTCCAGCCACAGCTCATTACGACCATGGCGAACTCAAAGGCGAGTGGCGCGACCTGCCGGTCGGCTCGTTTGCCGAGGCCGGAACCAACGTTCCCACGGGCCTGCTCAAAATTCGGAAGGAGGCTGCGTGATGGCACTCATTCTCGACCTCCCATGGCCTGACCGCCGCCTTCACCCAAACGCTCGTGTTCATCACATGGTGAAAGCAAGAGCTGCGAAGATGGCCCGCCTTTCCACTGCATGGCTTGCTCGCACATCAGGGCTGCATCGCATCCAGGCATCTGCGCTCAGCGTGAAGATTGTCTTTTCGCCGCCGGACAGCCGGGGCCGTGACCTCGACGGAATGCTTTCAAACATCAAATCGCATCTGGACGGCGTTGCAGACGTAATCGGCATCGATGACCGCCATTGGCGGCTTTCTCTGGAAAGGTCCGAACCGGTGAAGGGCGGCAACGTCAGGATCATTATCAAGGAGATTGTCGCGTGATTGAGATGAAAAGCGGGGCAGTGTCTGCCGACCTCACCAAGCAGGAAGCAAAGGCGCTTACCGACCGGATCAGGGATTCCATTGAGAAGACCTATGAACTGGTCCTGCGGGCTTACGAGCGCAAGGCATGGAAGGCTTTGGGCTACAAGACCTGGGAAGCCTACGTGCAGACTGAGTTCGATATGTCCCGGCGGCATTCCTATCGGCTTCTCGATCAGGGGCGAGTGATCCGGGCGATTGAAGAGGCCGCAGGTGAAAATGTGACACATGTGGCACAAATCACGGCGCGAGAGGTGGCGGCGGTCAAGGATGACATCCCGGCTGTAGTGGAAGAAGCCAAGGCCCGCGCGGATGAAGGTGAAGACCCCGCCCTTGTGGTGAAGGAAATAGCTGCGGAGAGGCTGGCGGAGAAAATCAAGGCGAAGTCGGACGCCGCGCCGGTGATTCAGGGTGAGACGGTGAAGCCGAAGGCGGGGCCAAAGGCGACACAGACGCTATACAACGGCCTGCCAGCCGAGGACCGAATTGCAGAGCTTGAGGCCGAGGTTGCTGCCCTTGAGGGCGACAACGCTGCCCTGACGGCGAAGCTCAAGACCTATCAGCATCTCGACCTGATGTACCGCGACTGGACAGAAGGCGGATGGGATCAGGTCGTTACGGCCAAAGAAGAGACCATCGCCGAATTGCAGCGCACGGCGCAGAGCCGGATAGCGCGGGAGAGCGGGGAGAAGGTCAGAAACCTCAACGCCATGCGCGGACTGGCACGAAAGCTTGAGTCCGAAGGCAAGGGCAGGGACATCTATATCGATCTGGATGAGGTCTCCAATGGCTAAAGTAGAAGACCTCATTGCCCGCATCCGGTCGCATGGCGCAAACGTTGCTTTCGAAGGCGGGCGCCTGCGGATCGTGAACGGCGAAAAGCTCCCCGCCGGAGCGCTTGAATATATCAAGGCGAACGGTCGGGCGATTGCTGATTTCCTCGACAGGGAATGCGAGTTCGAAGAGCGCGCAGCAATCATCGAGTTCGATGGTGGCGCACCACGTGAATGGGCTGAGAAGTTCGCAACCTTCTGCATCCAGCATCGGCCTGATGGCGTCGATGATATGGACTGGTCATGGTTCATCTCGCAGTGCGGGAAGATCATTGACGAAGCACCGGAAAGGAGGGCGGCATGAACCTGTTCTCCGATCCGAAACCAATCGAGCTGAGGCCTTATCAGGCTGATGCTGATCAGAAGCTGCGAGATGGGATTCGCGATGGCGCGCGCCGGCAAATCCTTGTCGCGCCAACCGCATTTGGAAAGACCGAGTGTGCCGCGCACATCATCCAGCAGAGCTTGGAGAAGGGTGCGCGGTCATGGTTTGTGGTGGACCGGGGAACGCTCGTGAACCAGACCAGCCGCCGCTTCTATCAATACGGCATCGATCCAAGCCTAATCCAGGCAGACAACCCCTATTACGACCCGTCGAATCCGGTGCAGATCATCAGCGCACAGACGCTCGCGCGCCGCAAGATCAGAGAGCTTCCTGACCTGATCGTGGTAGATGAAGCGCATTGCCAATATGCGTCCACGCTTGAAGCGATTGAGAAGGTCGAGAAAGCCAAGGTGATCGGCCTGACGGCAACTCCCTTTACGGCTGGCATGGCAGATCACTGGGACGATGTGGTGAACGGCGCGACCGTGAACCAGCTTCTCGATATGGGGTTCCTGACCCCTCTCAAGATCAAGGCGTGTGTCGCTCCTGACATGACTGGGGTGAAGACCCGGTTCACAGGAGAATATGAAGACGAAGAAGCCGGAGCGCGCGGGATCACCATCATCGGTGATGTAGTGCAGACATGGGTGGAGCAGACGCGGCTGCATTTCGGAGGCCCGGCTAAAACCATCGTCTTCTCCCCTTCCGTGAAGCACGGCGAAGAGCTTTGCCGCCAGTTCGCGGACGCCGGGTACAACTTCCAGCAGATCAGCTATCTCGAAAAGGATCAGGACGCCCGGCAAGCGGTGATTGACGAGTTCGAGAAGGATGACAGTGCCATTGACGGTCTGGTCTCTTGCGCGGTGCTGACCAAGGGATTCGATAACCCGAAAGTCAAATGCGGCATTTCCTGCCGGCCATATCGCAAGAGCTTTTCCAGCCATATTCAGGAAATGGGCCGCGTCATGCGGATCGCGCCCGGCAAGGAATTCGGTCTCTGGCTGGATCATAGCGCGAATGTCATTCGTTTTGCAGACGATACGGCATGGCTGTTTGAGAATGGTGTGAGCACCCTGTCTGATGCTGCGAGGCGAGACAGAGAGGTTCGTGAAGTCAAGGAACAGGTCAAGAAAGAGCGCTTCTGCGGCGATTGCGGAATGCAGATGTCAGCAGGATCCATGACGTGTTCTTCCTGCGGGTGGGAGCGGCCTCAGCGCGGCGAGATCAGGATTGTTGAAGGCGAGGTTCAGGACTTCGATCTGAGCATGGGTAACGCCTTTCAGCCCCGGAAAGGCCTTCGCGCGGAATGCCTGAACAATCCAAGGGCTGTGTGGGCGGCAGGGGTTTCCTACTGGCTGGACCGCACACATGGCGACATCGAGAAATCCACCAAATGCGCCTATCGGGCGTGGAAAGGCATCTATCCGGATTCAAAGCTTCCATCTGGCCTGTGGGATGCCGCCGCACAGATGGCAACCGATCGGCAGTGGATGTTCACACCGGAGTGGTCGTTGATCGACCGTGAGGTGAAACGCGGTTGGAAACAAGCGAGGCGAAAGAAAGCGGCATGAATGTTCATGAAGCAATCGATCAAGCATGCGCGTCCGTGGGTATCAAGCCGCCGCGCTCATTCCAGCCTGGCAGGTGGACAAAGACGGATACCCTGTCGGGGAAGAGCGGTAAGGGCGATGGAAGAATCATTGTTGACGATCTGAAAGCCGTAGCTTGGAACCATCAAACCGGCGAGCATCAGACCGTCTGGCTGAAAGACCGCAAAAGCCTCACGCCGGTCGAGCGGAAGGAATATGCGGAAAGAAAAAGGAAGGATGAAGCGGAAGCGCAACGCCGCGCCGGTGAGGCCGCACGAAAAGCAGCCCAGATCGTAGAGGCTGCGAAACTCTCGACGCACCAGTATCTGGCAGCGAAGGGGTTCCGCGATGAGAAATGTCTTGTGGCCGACGCCGCGACTGTTCGGCAGATCGCAGGCGAATACCTTGTTGCCGGTGATCGCGCCATTGTCATGCCGGCGCGCTTCGGATCGCGCGTCACCAGCGTTCAACTGATCTGGGAAGATGGCACCAAGAAGTTCTTGGCTGGTGGGGAGATCGGTGGATCATCCTATCGCATCGCCAAGGGCGCAGACACATGGTTGTGCGAGGGATTCGCAACAGGTCTTTCGCTGCGCGCTGCGCTTAAAGGCCTGCGAAGGTCGGACACCATTCTGTGCTGCTTTTCCGCATCGAACCTTGCGCAGGTCGCGCGGTCGGTCAAAGGCCGGGCGTTCATCGCCGCAGATCACGACAAGCCTGTTGAGCAATTTGGCTGGAAAGGGACTGGCGAGCACTACGCCGAGGTCGCCGGCAGGCCGTATTTCATGCCGCCAGAGCAAGGAACAGACATCAACGACTTCCATATGGAGAAGGGGATTTTCGCGGTGCAGAAGCTGGTTGCGGAATTCATGAGGTGCGCACGATGACCAACACTTTCGCAGCCAAAGAGCATCACGACGGGATTTCCTTCATCGGCCTGTTTCGTGCCGGCGAACACGGAAGCTGGCGAAAGGTCGAGGTCAATGGAGAGACAGCCCGGTTTCGGACTGGCATGGAGGCCCGCCTTGCGGCCCATGAGGCTCTGGCCGCGTACATGACGGGGAATTACACCAGCGCCCGCCAGAAGGCGGAACACATTTGGTCAACGGGCACGCTGCATAGGGCAGGGCGGAAACCGGTGGAGGTGGTGAGTCGATGACGAAAGCGCGTACGAAGGGGCAAAAGCGCCGCGGGCGGAAGCGGATTGAAAACGTTCCACGCGAGCCGAACGGCAGGATATCAAGGCGGATTTCGGAAACGCCAGACAAAGTTGGGCTGGAGGCCAGAATGAGAAAATTTGGAATACCTGCGGACAAGGCAAGGGACCAGAAAGCTGGGAGTTATATTGGGTATTTGAACTTGCTTGGAGCCAAGGATGGTCTGTCCGATGCCCAGTATGAGGGCGCTCAATCTTATCTACGGCTCAGGTCGGCGCATCTTCGGGCAATAGGTGCGCCCGGCGCGATTTATGATGGTGAGGCTCTTGCCCCCGCATCAGATCCTGATGCCTATGCCAAATGGTGTCAGCGGACGGAGGAAGCCTACAGCGAGGTCAGGCAGGCCATCCAGCAAGCGCAGAATGAATGCCGGCAAAATCTTTGGGCAGCCCTTCAATACATCATTATCGAGGGGAGGGAGATGCCCGACTTCATCGGAGCAACTCGTATTCTGTGCAATGCTCTTGCGCGACACTTCGGTCATTTAGGGGAAAACACTAAAGCGGCTTGACTGTGGCGCAAACTTATGAATTAATGACGGCCATTGTTACGAAGGCGCTTTGCGCCTGTTGACGGGTCGCCACAGAGCGGCCTTTTTTGTTGGGCGGCGTAGATATTCCTGTTGCTCCTGCCAAGCGTAGGAGCCTGGTGCGAGGCCCGTGCGGCGATTACGGTTCCAGGATCGTGGTTCAGTCCGTTCCCTCGAAGTCGTCGGATGCATACGGCGCGCCCATTCAGCCCCGGCCATGCGCTGGGGCTTCTCGTATGTGGAGAGCGGAATGCGATGGCAGCCGATCAGCGATTTCCGCAAGACCAGTTCGATCAATGCCTATCAAATCGCGACGGTGACTGATGGCCCGTGGCCAAGTGGCTATGGATCTGCAATTTAGGCGTGGATATTTTCCTTCAGCCACGTGGTGACTGCCTGCTGATTGTTTGGTTTGTAGAAGGCCCAGTCACCGGGTTGTTTCAGTTCAATAACAATCAGGCCATCGTCACCGTCCATTAATGGGCGAAGTAAGTCCCGTATCGCACCGCAGTCACCTTTCAAGTTGCCAAGCCACAAAGACTCAAGAGGTGTTACGCACTTCCAGTCGCGAAGCGCTTTTGAAAGCGCATCATAGTTCCGCACTTTGCGCAAATCGTAGCTGATCATATACGCAGGCATCATCCACTCCCAAATAGAGCCGCAGCATAAAGAACCACAGATGGCGCATCACAACAACCTACGCCCGCTCCCCCCTGCGGCTCTGTTCGAAATAGAGAAGGGTGACCAATTCATACCGGCTCCCGAGATCGTTGAATGGGCAATGGCAACATTTGTCATTGATGGCGCGCCTCTCCATAACCCCGAGCACGGCCATCTGGAGATGGCAAACATTGGCGCGCTCTGGACGAATGTCGCCAACAGCAAGAACGGCCGCATGATCGTAGGCCAGTGTGAGACTGGCGATCCGATGGCAATGGGGAAGTGGGCGAAAGCCAAGGCGCGCATCCAAGTCGAGCAGTGGTTCGGTTCGCTACCGGACTTCATCCTGACGTTCGACGCCGCCTATTGCGAGCAATGCAGTGACATAGAGTTCTGCGCGCTCGTAGAGCACGAATTGCTTCACGCTGCACAGGACAGGGACATTTACGGCGCTCCCAAATTCAGCGCATCGACCGGTCTGCCGGTCTGGTGCATTCGGGGACATGACGTTCAGGAGTTCACCAGCATTGTTCGCCGCTATGGAGCAGACGCAGCTCATGTGCGTGAGTTCGTAGATGCTGCCAATCAGAGGCCCGAAATCGGTCATGCGAACATCGCTCATGCCTGCGGGGTGTGCCTGTCCAAGGCGGCATGAGCGCCTAGACGAGGTTAGACAGTTCAATGGCTGGACCGAAACTCAGTGATGAGGCGAAAGCCTTCATCATCCAAAGCCTCGCGTGCTTCGATGGGCTGGCCGTCGTTGTCAAGGCGGTCAAAGCCGAGTTCGGCATCGAGATCAGCCGGCAGCTATGCGAAAGCCATGATCCGACGAAGAAGGCCGGGGTGAAGCTTGGCGAACGGTGGCGGGTGCTATTCGAGGAAACCCGGAAGGCGTTTCTGGAGGATTCCAGCCAGATCGCCATTAGCCATAGGTCAGTTCGCCTCCGAACATTGCAGCGCATGGCAGAGAAGGCGGAAACGCAGGGCAACATGGTCCTTGCCGCCAGCCTTTTGGAGCAGGCAGCCAAGGAAGTTGGCGACAGCTACACCAACCGGCACAAACTGGAGCACACCGGCAGGGATGGCGGACCTATCCAGACGGAAAACAAGTCATGGCGTCAGGTGCTCAGGGAGGATTGACGCTACCGACAAGCAACCCTGCGCTGGTCGAGTTTTGGGAACAGGCATTTCTGGGCGAGACTGACATCGCGGTCTTGCACGGCGGGCGGTCCAGTTCGAAGACGAGAGACACAGCTATCCAGCTCGTGCGCCTGATCGATTACGCGCGTGTTCGGATGCGGGTGCTCTGCATTCGTCAGTTCCAAAGCCGTATCCAAGAAAGTGTGTACACGGAACTAAAATGGGCGATTGAGCGCCTGGGGCTTGCTTCGGCATTTGACATACAGAAGTCCACGATCATCCATCGGGCGACCGGATCAGAGTTCATTTTCTACGGCATTGCGAGGAACCTTGCTGACATCAAGGGCACCAGTGACGTGGACATTCTATGGGTCGAGGAGGCCGAGGGGCTTACCGAAGACCAGTGGACGACTGTGCTGCCGACCATCCGCAAGGAAGACAGCCTAGCGATCCTGCTTTTCAACCCGAAGCTGACAACGGATTTTGTCTGGCGCCATTTCGTCGTGGGCACACCGCCTCACACGGTAGTGCGCAAGATAGATTGGACCGAGAACCCGTTCCTGTCTGCCAAGGCGTTGCGCGACATCAACACGATGCGGGAGACCAACCCAGAGCTATTCGAACACGTCTATGGCGGCGTGCCTCTGGGTGATAGCGAACTCTCGATCTTCAAGCGCCGCTGGCTGGATGCCTGTGTCGATGCGAACAAGGTTCTTGGCCTCGATCTGGTTGGCCGGAACGTCATCGGTTTCGATCCGGCAGATGATGGCGAAGACAAATGCGCGACCGCCGACAAGATCGACGGCGTGTTCGAAGATGCCGAGGATTGGGCATCCGGTAAGGATGAACTGGTCCAGAACGCCAAGAAGGTCTGGGTGAAGGCGAATCTCCGCAACGCGCTGGTCTCATACGACACCATCGGCGTGGGGGCCTTTGTCGGCGGCTACATTGATGAGCAGAATGAGGCGAACGGGGCAGAGGTCGAGCATTTCGCGTTTCATGCCGGCGGCGCTGTCATGGATGGTGACAAGCCGAGCGATCCACAGAACAGCAACAGCCCGCTGAACAAGGACGAATATCTGAACCTGAAGGCCCAGGCGTGGGCCAATACAGCCCGCCGGGCGATGCTGACTTTCAACGCTGTCACGCGCGGCCAGTCGATCAAGCCAGAAGATGTCTTGTCGTTCTCGTCCGAAATGGGGGAGGCAAAGCTGGATGCCCTGTTCACCGAGCTATGCGTGCCCTGGTGGGTTGAGAGCGAAGGCAAGAAGCGTGTCGTTCCGAAGGCCAAGCTGAAGAAGGATTTGGGCGTGAAATCGCACAACCTCGCAGACGCGGTAATCGCGGCGGACAACGTGAATCTGCCAGCCCCACCGCCGAAACTGAAGACGGGTAACTATTGATGGCAGACGCGACCAAAACGCAGCCAAACGCGACCAGCTCAGATTACGATGCCATGTTGCCGTACTGGACCATGATTGACGACATCATGGGCGGCGCAAAGGCCATGCGGGCAGCGAGGGAGCGCTATCTCCCGCGCTTTGAGAAAGAAGACCCGAAAGAGTATGAAAAGCGAGTCTCGACATCCCCGTGGACACCGCTCTATGCCGATGCATTTCGCAATCTGGCGTCCAAGCCCTTCAATAAAGAAGTCGCGCTGGATGAGGACGCACACAGCGAACTGAAGACGTTGTCGGAAAACATAGATGCGGCGGGAAATCATCTTCATGTCTTCTCCCGTGAGGTGTTTGAAGCGGGTATCAACAATGCAATCGACTGGATTTGGATCGGGCATACTGACGTGCCAGAGGGTGCTTCAGTCGCGACCAGAAGGGCTCTTAAGGCCAGGCCGTATTGGACCCGAATTCCGGCAATCCGCATGCTGGCAGTTTATGAGGATGTGGTCGACGGTGAAGTTCTTATCGTCCATGCCAGATTCGATGAGACCATCAAGCGCCGAGTTGGCTTTGGTGAGGAAATCATTGAACGTGTTCGCGTTCTTGACCGCGAAAGGATGGAGCGGGTTGTCGATGGGGTTGCACAGGTAAGCTATGGGCATCCGACATTTGAGCTTTGGGAGCGTAAGCAGGCCGCGAGGGGGCAGTCTGGAAGTTGGGAGGTAGTCAACAGCGGGCAGCTGTCCATCGATGTGATACCCCTCGTCCCCTATGTTGTAGGCAAGCGCGAAGTCGGTTCCTTTGTTATCCGCCCGCCATTGCGAGACCTTGCTTATATGCAGGTCACGGAATTCCAGATGGAAAGCAATCGAGAACGCGTTCAGACCATGACCGCTTTCCCCGTCTCGGTGTTTCAGGGGGTAGAAGCTCCGGATGAAGGGGAAAAGGTACCGCTTGGCCCGCGCTCAGCGTTCTTTTTTCCGCCGATTGGCAAAGAAGGTCGGTTCGGTGATTTCAAGTTTGCGGAGCCTTCAGGCGCGGCCGGGACCATGCTTCGGGAAGACCTGTCTGAGTTCCGACGCGAGATGCGCGAGGCGGGAATGCAGCCGCTCACCAAGTTTTCCGGCAGTCTGACCGCGACCGAAGTCATGGTGAACGACGCTAAGGCGCACTCCGCCGTGGAAATGTGGGCGCTGGCGCTCAAGGACGCACTGGAGCAGGCATTCGTCATCACATGCAAATGGTTGGGGCTTTCCGAAAAGGACCACCCGAACGTCAAGGTCAACACTGACTTTGCAATCGGCGCGCAGACCGCCGAGGAAATGGGGCTCATCCTCCAGATGTACGAAAAGGGACTGATCTCCGCCGACCAGGTGATTGATGAGGCCCTGCGCCGCAACATCATCGGGCCGGACTACGACCGCGACGAAGACCTCAAGCGGATCATCGAGCAGATCACGGAGAGGCTGGATGATGAGCAAGCCGCCATGCCTCCCGGCGATCAGAGCGATGACGAAGAGGAAGACCAGACAGACGCCGCCTGAGAGCGGCTTTTTTATTGCCCGCCGTTCGGATGAGCGCGGGCGCAATGGGGCAGGATTGCCCGCTTAATGGCCGGATGGCTGGAAGGTGCAACATGAAACTGAAGCTGGACGAAAACGGTAATGCTGTTCTGGAAGACGGCAAGCCCGTCTATGTGAAGGATGACGGCAAGGAAGTCGCGGTTGATGTGCCCGGCACCGTCGCCACGATCTCGCGTCTGAATGCCGAAGCAAAATCCCATCGGGAGGCCAAGGAAGCCGCCGAGGGAAAGCTGAAGGTCTTCGAGGGCATCGAGGATGCCGATGCTGCCCGCAAGGCGCTGGAGACCGTCAAGAACCTTGATCAGAAGAAGCTGGTGGACGCCGGCGAGATAGACTCCGTCAAGGCGGAAATCAGCAAGGCTTACGAAACCAAGCTGGCGGAGGCCAACACGGCGCGCGAGGCTGCGGAAAGCGCTCTTTATCAGGAGAAGATTGGCGGCTCCTTCGCTCGGTCCAAGTTCATCGGTGAGAAGCTGACAGTTCCGGTCCCGATGGTGGAGAAGACGTTCGGCGATAACTTCGCAATCGAAGAAGGCAAGATCGTAGCCACCGACAAGAACGGCAACCGCATCTATTCCACGTCGCGCCCCGGCGAGTTGGCGGACTTCGATGAAGCGCTGGAAGTGCTGGTCGACCAGTTCGAATACAAGGACACCATCCTCAAGGCCAAGTCTGCCAGCGGCGGCGACATCGAGCGCGGCGGCGGCAAGGGGCAAGGCGTCACCAAGGGCAACATGGGCGGCTCGCGCGAAGAACGCAGGGCAGCCATTGCCGCCAAGTTTCCTGATCTGGCTCAGGGCTAAGGCCCTACGCCACGACTTGCTGTCCGCTCGGATGGGTGGCGGCGCATAGAGGCGGATGCCTCACGCAAGGGCTGCGATGTGCCAGCCAATTCAACCGAAATCACATAGGACAAGACCATGTCTCTCTCTCAGATGCAGGTATTCAATCAGTACTTCATGCCGGCGATCATCGAGACGCTGGATCAGATGGTGGAGAAATTCAACGCCGCTTCCAACGGCTCGATCCGTCTGACTACTCAAGGTTTCGATGGCGACTTCCTTCAGGAATCGTTCTTCGCCTCCATCCACTCGGCGCAGCGCCGTGTCGATCGCTATGCCGCTCAGGCTGCGGCTGCGGCAACTGACCTCAGCCAGCAGAAGCACTCCAGCGTGAAGATCGCCGGCGGCTTCGGCCCGATCCGCTATGAGCCTTCGCAGATGACTTGGCTTCAGAAGCCCACGGCAGAGGGCGTTGAAGTCGCATCCCGCAACTTTGCGGAAGCAATGATGGCCGACCAGCTCAACACGGCCATCGCCGCGCTGGTGGCTGCTATTGAGAACCAGGCGGACGCAACCAATGACGTGTCCGGCACGGCTGGCATCTCCTACAACGCCATGAACGACGCACATGCGAAGTTCGGCGATCATTCCGGCAATCTGATCGCCCAGGTGATGAACGGCACTGCCTATCACAAGCTCATCGGCAACAACCTCACCAATACGCAGCAGCTCTTCCAGGCTCAGAACGTCCGCGTCGTGGACATTCTCGGCAAGGCTGTAGTGGTGACGGATGCTCCGGCGCTCTATGAGGCCGGTACGCCGAACAAGATCAAGGTGCTTTCGCTGGCGGAGTCCGCAGCTCTTATCCACGATGGTGGTGACGTGATTACCAACATCGAGACGGCCAACGGTCAGACCCGCATCGAGACCACGTTGCAGATGGATTACTCCTTCGGCCTCGGTCTCAAGGGCTACACCTGGG